TGGCAGTGGTAGAACGGGTTTCTTGGGTTTCAATGAAAACAAACCCTTTGTAGCGACCAATCTCCTGTGCCAAGAGTCCGGTTGGGGCGATGAAGTTGCTGTAAATCTGGGTGGACACGAAGTTTGATGCCTTTTTGATGTCCCTTGCACCAACTGGGTTGGTAATCCACCGATAGTAACCATCCGGGAATTTCGGGACTTTGCGGATGCGGAGATAATCATAGATTTCGTCTATGTTATCTTCACCCAGTGAACCCACACCTGTTCCGGCAGCCGATGTCAGGTTAGACCCGAAGGTGATAGAACCCGCAGCAACGGTTCTTGCACCCCATTGACAGGCGTTATACACGCCAGAGATACACATGGCATCCCATGTTTTCGCCCAGTTCCATGCCAGAGATTGTTTCAACTGTTCCTGAAGGGCGATGTTGGAAAAATAATCCACCGCAGAAGGACGACCCAGAGCGTTGGCATATTCAGTGATGGTGATGGACACTGAATCTTGGGTTTGAGTTCCGATGGTGATGTTAGTTCCTTCTACCAATGCGGTCGTGCCAAGAGTTGTCATTTCTCCCATGATAGGAACATAAATCGTATCACCTTTCCCACGACCAAGTTCCACACGGGTTTCAAGGTAGTTTGCGAACACAAGGGCATCCCTTCCATATCGCAGCACATCAGGTGACCACTGCTTCAGGATAAGAGTATTACCCCCTAACGCAGCACTACCGAATATTAATTCATTTCCGTAAGCCATTTGTTAGTTCCTCAAAATCATTTTCGCTCTCTGTCTTTGGCTTTCTGTTGCTCTAACATTATACCCCTCGCACCAAAACCATCCATTTCCTTTTGAATATCCGCATTGATTTCGGATTCAGTTTTTTGTCCCTGATTGGCACGCATTCCAGAACCTGCGCCCCCGCCCGCCCCCATGTTGAAGGGCAGGGCAGAAATACCCTGCGCATTGATACTGGGTGCGCCCAACTTGGTCAACGCTTCTGCCTGTCTTTGGAGTGCTTTCTCAATGATGGCATCAACTTGCGGGTTCAACTGTTCAGGTGGCAATTTGTCGTCAAGTTGATACAGGTCATTTAACAGGGGATTAACGAATTCGTCAATCACCTTCTTACCTGATTCTAACTTTCTTGCGTTTAAGATATTACTTAAACGTTCTCTTTTCAACTGTAAATTTAAAGTTTCAAGTTGCGCTTTAAGTTCCTTTTTCTCTGCGGTCGTCTTTTCCAGTTTGGTTGCAATCTCATCCACGTTCTTACTTTTCAATCCTTCAAAGCCTTTTAGCTTTGCCTGAACTTCTTCAAGGTCATAATCTTCCCCGAAGGCTTCCCGGAGTCTTTCCTTCAACTTTTTGATGTCATTCCCTGCCTCTGACATCCGTCTGAATTCCTCATCAGAAATAGCACGATGTCCTGCGGGAACTTTGATGGCATCTGCTTTCATTACCACATAGCCATCGGGCAACTGTTTTTTGATTTCTTCTAAATCAGCCATACTGTCCTACCTTTCCTTTATGGTTTAATAATAGGCTTAACATCGTCAGCCACAAATGTCATAGACCCATTCCTGTTCTTATCGCACAGGATTTTTCTAAACTCCACGACCCACCCACGCTTCAGGGTTTTGTAGCCATCCCCTGCAATCCCTTTGTAGTGGACAAATAAGTCCTGTTCTTCATCAGTGCAACGGATAAATCCAAAACCCTTTCTTTCGTCAAACCAACACACTGTCCCGACCGCCATATTATCCTTTCTCTAATTGTTTTTGCTCTGATAATGGCGATGGCTTGGGCTGATTCTTCTGCTTCAGCTCACTTTCCATCTTCTTTATTTCTGATTCAGTTGCATCAGGATTTTCTTCTTCCAGTTCTTCTTCCATCGGCAATCCTGACTGAATTCTCAAGTTCTTGATTTGGGTTTCCATGTATTCATCAATACCAATGAAATCTTCGGGCATAAAGATTTCACAACGGTAATTTTCATCAAAATCATAATTGCCATATTTTTCATATAGCTTGGCAGTGGCAAATATCAGGTCTTTCTCGCCTTTGACCATGTAAGGTCTGCGCATCCTGACACCAATGATGTCAGGGACATACAGGGACTTTACACCAATCCCTGTTTTCAGTTGACCCACTCCACCCATATTGCCACGTGAGAGTTGGCTGACCTGTGTGGCTTCTGCTATGGATGACCTGATGTCTGACTTGTAACGATGGGATGCTTCGAGCTTATCCTCCCACGTAGCATATTCCACATCCCCATCGCCATCTATTTCCAAGATGGAATTTGGCTTGCGGACAAAATTATCTGGAATCTTTGCCCCCCTCAATGCTTTGAGTAAAGGCAAAGAATGGTAAGCAATCACAATGGCATCATCAGTCATTCTGGCATTCAGGTTGTCCTGAAGGGGAATAGCATCTTCAAGGTCTGATTCACCTTCAAGTGTCATGGGGTCACCAATGTTCTTAAACAGGACAAAGGGGACTCTCACATCCCCATAGATATTAATGTTCTTCACTGCTTCCTGATTAAAGACCGGGACAATAGTGGCATTATTGGCATCATTCTTATAGTGCCACCATCGCAGCCACACATAATCATTGACATATTCCAGAACCCAGACTTCATCAGCAGCCTTATATTCAATCCCGAAGAATTCATATTGGTCAACGTCATCCAACTGATAGTATTTAATGATTGCCCCAAGTTCTCTGCGGTCATCAAGGCGGGGAAGTGGGATAGTGATTTGGGAATCTGACAGGCGGTAGTGGACATAGAAGTTATCTTTGGTAATTGCTTCGCCACCGAAGAATGGTTTCTTGGTTGCCTTATTATAGATAGCAGTTTCCATGACTGCCATACCTGTGACTGATGCCATCAGGCGGGTGTCCATCATCAGGGTTGCCATTTCATTGTAGTAATAGACATCTTCATTCAGGATTTCATTGAGCTGTTCATTTTCTGCCCGTCTGCCTATTTTATCAGACAGACCATACATATAGGCGACATTGATATTGCAGGTTGTTTTACAGTGGTTCTCCACGGCTGCCATTTTCTGACGATTGGCAAACTCCGTGTCTGATTCCCCACGGTATTTCTGCATATACTTACTCTGGTCACCCCGCCAGTAGTCCCAGTATTTGATGATAGCATTTTTGCGGTCATAGTAGTAGTCATTGATAAATTTCCGCAGGGACTGATAGAGAGTGTCATAAGGCGATTGAGTGCCTATGTTTGTCCGTGCGACATCAAATGAATAATTTGCCATTAATAGATTCCCCGAATTTTAAAAGTTGTCGTGCTGCTCATTAGCAAATTGGCAAGGAAATCATAGACTTCAGCGAAGAAGAAGTGGTCAGGCTTGGCAGTCTTTGGGAAGTAGGCTTCCAATTCCCCTGTTTTGCTATTCTGTTTGTAGCTTCTAACCGGGACTTGAAGATGTTCCAAATAATCTTTTTGGGCAGTTTTGATGTCAATGGGGATTTTCCTGATGTTTCTTTTGAAGGATTCAACTATCATTGTCATCACCTCTGTCCTGTTGACTGACAATTTATAGTAATCATCATTGCCATGGTAATACAATTTATCATAGCTGTTAAAATCCGCAAGATATACCCTGCCCGGATGCAGACTTCTGAATTCTTTTGCCTTCGTGCGTTCAGGATTAATGTCAATCACGCACTTCAATACATTATATCCAGTAATCAGGGAAGAAAGTTCCCCCCAAGTAGTTGTTCCTATTTTGATTGGATAGGAAATGCCTTTGTCATTGTAGGAAATCCTGTAATGCAGTTTTTCTCCAACATCCACTCCCATAGTTGTGGGCTGATTGAAACTGTTCCTCATGGTAGAGTTGGTGAAGCAGGCATTCAAATCTTCAACAGTGAGTTTATTGCCTGAAGGCTCAAAGGGTTCTCCAAGGTCAGACTTATAGAATTCTTCAATTTTGGATGGGTCTTGCCCAATTGACAGAAAGAAATAGGCATTGAACCTGACATCCATCATCTTGGTGATATGATACCCCGATGCCAGATATTTAGAAATCCGTCTTGCTACCCACCGACCTGATAGGCGTGTCTTATTGGACACTTCGTTGTGACAGTTTCTGCATAGGATTTTGGCATCGGGGGTTGCCATGTCATAGAATTGCAGGATATTGTTTTCATAGGACAGGACTTGCTCTGTAGAGCAGAAGGGGCATTTAACCATCCATTCCTTCTGGTCGGATTCATGGACATACTTATGATTGATTCCATAGCCCGGGACTGTGGGTGTTGAGAAAAGGTATTTATATGGTTGGGCAGCATTGTCCAGACGTTTTTCAAGAGTATAGATATTAGACAAATCCATTTCATCCATTTCATCCACAAATAGGCATGACACGTCTTTGGAAATCATCTGCCTTCTTTCCCTTGCCCCTGTGAAGTAAGCAATGTTGGAACTGGGTTTGCCATCACTCCCTATGGTTCTGTATTTCAACTGTTCCGTATTAAACACATCTCCCACTTTTTTATAAAAGAAAGTATTGTCCTCAAGGGAAGGTCTGATTCTTCCAGTGACAAACAGTCTCATTTGTTCCTGTGAAGGAAACACATAAAGGACATTTAACTGTCTGGTGTCAAGGAAGTAGACCATCCGTGCCACCATCAGTTCAGAGATTCCACACTGGGATGATTTCTGAACAATGATATAGGGATGTTTGTCTTTAGCTAAATCAATAAGGTAGGGTCTATTCTTGAAGGAATATTTTTCAGACTTGGATTCACCTGAAGAAATCTTCCAGTATTCCAGTAGCCAGTAGAAGAATGAGCTTTTGGCAAAATCGTCTACTGAAATATTCAGTTTAGAGTTCGTCTGGGTCTGTGTCGCCACTGCCATAGAGAATATTACCAAATTCTTGCAGGGTGGCTTGCTGTCTTTCAGAGTCTTGCTGTTGTTCTATCATATCTTTTTTTAATAGGTCACAGAACAGAATGACATCATTATATCTCATCTTCATCATATCCATTCGCAGTCTGTCACCTTTGTCCACAGCTACAACGAATTTGCGGTAGCGGATAATCCCCCAGATGGCAGCAAGGATTGACTTAATGTATTCCTTCTTGGGGGTTTCCACTTGGTTCTTGATTTTCAGGTTCATTTTCAACACCTGTTTTTAATTGAGCTTCATAGCGTTCTCTGAAAAAATAGTCTATCATTTCCTGTTCAGAAGCATTAGTCCCGAATTTCTTGCGGATGCGCTTCAGGAAATCCACTACATTGATGTTCTCCGCTTTTTCTTCCTGCTTCTCTAATTCTTCAACATTAATCTGGATAATCTGTTTCAACATCCTAATTCCCTGCATCCACAGTCTGATAACTCCTTGGGTGTCTTTATCTATCTTCCCGGTTTTCAGACCTTCATCAAAGCCGAAGAAGAACAGGTAGTTTAGAAGCATATTCATTTTTTGGACAACGAAGGTGGGATTGGTGTAGGGGAAAATATCCATATAGGATTCATACAGAAATTTCCTTACCGAAAAGATGGTTTCCTTATAGCGACCCCGGAAACGCCACACTCCAATTTCTGCCTTGGTTAGTTCAGGCAGACCTTTATCCACTCTTTGTTTATTGACTTCACGGCAAATGTCATTGTGGGTTCTATTGACGATGAGCATTTTGACAATCAGCAGGACATCTTCTTGGGTAAGGCGTTTGCCACGGTAGCGGATAGCCTGATGGGAAATGGCTTCATCAACATATTCTTCAAGGCGGGCAAAGTCATTTTCCATTTGGGCTATTTCAGAAGGCGGGCGACCCGCAGCCATGACATCTGTTTTCTTCCCCCACTCCACAATACCACGGTTATCTTGGAATTTTGATTTCTTTGTCATGGTGCAAAATATACATTTTATCCTTGATTTTGTCAAATGATTTTTTTATATTTCAAATGTCTTAAAAAGGGGTAATAAAAAATGTTGCATTTAATCAAACAAAATCATATATTTGTATGGGTGACCGACATTACCCCTTTACATGCAGGTCATCCTTCAATATTTCTCCCGTTTTGGTTGGGGCGACCTTCTCCCGTTGGTCGCCCTTATTTATTTCATCTAACAGAAAGGAACTGCTATGGGCAGGACTTTAGGCATCAATGATGACTATTGGCATGGCATTATTGCCTTTGTGGTTTTCTGTGCAACGGCAGGAATAACCACTTATCTTTTCCAGTATGTCATAGCCAATCAGCTTGTAACGGTGTTGTTCTCCATGTTCATGGGTGTTATGGTCACCCTGCTTTTACAGGCATTGAATGAAGCCATTCAATTTCTGGACAATGAACTTCTGCGTTGGTATGGGACACTGTATCAAGCTCAAGAGAACAGCCGAAGGGATTGGAAGTATTTTCTATATGGCATATTTTTAGCCATGACAATTTATCCAGTGTTTTTATTAACCGTATGTTGGAGATAACCATGACAAAGTTAGGCGAAGCGTTACCAGAACAAGGACATAAGGGTGGGGATGATTACCTGCACAATAATTGTGTAAAGTGCAACGAATCAGGATTTGATACAGTTGAGAATGAAGATGGGAAAATGGTATGGCTCTGTGAAGAACATTTTTGGAATTTGAAATGTGATGGTTTATCACCCTGCTGTGGTGCGCCATCATCTTCAGCCAATGATACGATATGCTCACAATGTGGAGAACATTACTAATGGACAAATCTACATTTATCATTTACTGTATTCTGATTATTTTCTTCATGGCAGTAGGGTATTTGCTGCATCCAGTGATTTCACCCTGTCCCACATATACTGTGGACACCACCACCCACATTGACACAGTGACCACCACTGTCCGTGACACCATTACCCTTCCACCCATAGTAGAGACTCTGATTCAGAAAGATACTGTATTTGCTGTCAACGATAGTATTTTTATATCAAAATATAGCAAAAGACTGGCTAAAGCATCTGTAGAAATGGAAATTTATGCACCTTGTCCAGTGGATTCAGTGCATTTGAAGATAAATTTTGCACCTTTAGCCGTTATTGCAAGGGAAAAGATGGTCATTTCCACAGACACCATCAGGACTTTTGTGGTAGAAAAGCCCATTCCACTGTTAAAAAAGGTAAATTATGCCATTATTGGTGGCTTTTTAACAGGTATAACATTAATTTTAATGAAATAAGATAAAAATGAATAATCATCGTTTAGGTGCAGCACTCAAATACTGTAAAACAGGTAAAATAGAACCACCAAAACACAAAGATGGGGAGACTATTAATTGGTTAAAAAGAGAATTCGGTTCACCTTGTGATAAAATTTATAAATCAAATACATTAGATGAATTAAAACTTATTCAATTATTGACAAGGAGATATATATATGGCAATACGTTCAATAGTAGAATTAAGAGATACTCTCTTGAATCAATTCGATTTGTTCTTAAAAGAAAAAGTCAGCACAGAATCAATGAAGGCGTGTAATGGTGCAGTAAGCAGCACAGTAAAAACCCTGCGGGAAGAATTTAATTGGTCAAAGCATTTTAAAGTTCAACCCAATAAAAAGAGTCAGGACTTTATGTTCATTGATAATCAATTAAAAAATAAATAAGGAGAATTTTATGAGAAAAATTAACATTCTAATTGCACTGATTATGCTAATGAGCATTTGTGACAATGGTTACCCGCAGGTCAATTCCTACAATGTCAATCTGTTCCCCAATCAGGATTTAGGGACAGGTCTTGACCCGGACAAGGGTTATGAAATCTGGATGGCAGCCAGAACTGACACCACTGCCATTGTATTTCCCACTCATTTTGTCAGGGTAGGGTTTTTCAGTCATGATTCATTGGTGGCGATTTATGGCAGCACTCCCACTTCCATATTGCAGTTGATAGATATATTCCCATCCAATGAAGATGGTGGGTGGTTAAAGGCTGCGGGGTTTGCCATAGATTACAGTGGAAACAAATCTTTATCGGCTGCCTTTTCAGCGTGGTTTCACAAAGATGACAGGACTCCACCTGTTGCCATGAATTTTGCAGGGGTAGGGATAAGCAAATGAAGTATGATGAATTTGGATTGTTTATTTTAATAATAGCAATATCGTGGGTGATTTTTATTTCTGTCTGGATTCACCGTTCCAATACCCACAAATGTCCTTTTTGCGGACATAAAGGTAAGATGAAAAGTTTTGATGATACTTTAGTGGAGCTAACTCGATATGTTTGTCCATTGTGTAATAAAGAATGGTGGTATTAAATGAAGAAAGTAAAGATTGACCGTTCAACTGTTCAGTTGCCCAATGCGGTTTGCGGGATAATGTTCATTGATGGTGTTCCCCGTTTTGTCACTCTGGAAAACAGGCATAAGATAATTCCACCGGGGATATACAATGCCAAGAGAGACACTCATTATGGCAATCCAGATAAGTATGATGACTATGTAGTATGGGAATTACAGAATGTTCCCGGTAGGACACAGATTCAAATTCACATTGGAAATAAATGGGATGACAGTGAAGGCTGCATATTAATAGGCAGCAGGTTCAACGCATCCATATCTTTTCCTTACTTAATGGAAAGTAAGATTGCCCATCAGAGATTCATGGACATTACCAGAAATGATGACCAATTAGAGATAGAGATAATATGAATAGAACCGATAAACTTCTCTATCAATATACCGAAGAAGAACGATTATTAGGAAGGAGTTGGTATTGTATCACTGATACATTAAATAATCCTGAAATATTAGATGACCCTAAATGGATAGTTACGTTACAGAATTATCTTAAAGACATTGAAGAATATTTTCAAAAAAAGAGATTGGTATAATATGAATCAATGTATTCGATGTGGTGGTCAGTTAGATACTGGCTATAATTGTCCTGTTTGCGGATGGCATAGACATTATTTTCTTGACACAAGGGACACCAAAGATATACCAGATTTTCCAGAAATAATTTACTGGAAAAACGAACTTAAAAAATCCAATGATGCCAATTTTCAATTAATGGCTGAACAACTTAAAATGCGGGATAAAATTGAGCGATTGCGGGGATTGCTTATAAGCTGTTTAATGGCATTTGATGAAGGGCGTGTAATTGGCTTAATTGATTTGCACATGGATATTAAAAAGGAATTAGAGAAATAATATGGGTGGATTAAAAGAATATGATAGAAGGCAAGAATTGAAAGGGATTAGAAAAATGAATCCATATTTGGAGAAAGAATATATTAAACAAACAATCAAGGAATTACGTGATATAGCTGAATTGTTTAAAGATAGAAACTATGGAGTAGTAGCTTCGGCTGCTCATGTGTTAGAGCAGCTTCAAGTTGAAAACGAGCGATTGCGGGGATTGCTGAAAGAATGTTATGAAATTTTTATTGTTTTTGATGATGAAATCTTATTTTCCAAAATAGAAAAGGAATTGGAATGAGTCATTTAAGTCATGTGATGAATTTATATCCTGTGAAGTCAGGGAATAAGTTATTGGTAACTCCCGGGAACACTTATTTATGGACAAGGGAGTCTGATAAATTATGCCATGATGTTTTGCGGGCATACGGATTCCCGGAGATTTTCAACATAGACAACCGATTTTTCCAGATGGACTGGAAGGATGGTGAGACATTCACCAAGGTAACCATCACAAAGAAGGAATTAGTAAGTGATAGTAGTAAGGGCTGATGACGAACAGAAATATTACACCAAGACACAGGTGGACAGTTTTGATTTTGGCAAGCGTGGCAAGGGTGATGGCAATAAGGATGAACAGTTCACAGGAATACTGGGTCAGGTGATGATAGCCGACCTTTTGGGGTTTCCAAGACCCAATGGTTTAGCGGGGTATGACAACGGGTATGATTTAAGCATATTTGGTAAAAGGGTAGACGTTAAGACCATGACCCGCACTGTTCCGATGCGTGATGATTTTGTCCACAATCTTATTGGTTATCAGAAGGACTACGCACTTGACTATTACATTTTCTGTTCTTTCAATAAAAAGACTGATGAGTTGACCATTTGCGGGTATATTTCCAAGAAAGATTTTCTTATTAAATCAAAGTATTATTCAGAAGGGACGAAAAGGTATAGGACGGATGGGAGTTTTTTAATATCGAAGGCTCATTTATATGAAATCAGCCAGAAAGACCTGAATCAAATAAATAACGTCATAGAATTAATTAAAGGTATTATATCACAGAAAGAAGGGTAGTATGGGTAAATTGTTTGTCGCAGTTGAAGAAACTGAAAAATCCTTTGAAGTCCATTTTCGTTCTGAAGGGTTGACTGACATAACGATATTGGGATTGCTTGAGCATGTCAAAAACCGTCAAGTCGCCAGAATGCAAGGAAAATTAGAAATGAATGTTCCCAAAACTCCAAAAAACCCAAAAAAGAAAGGTAAGAAAGCATGAAGAAGATTAAGTTCTTATGTGTTGGTGATGTAGTGAAGTTGAGTCTGGACGATTTCAACTACCTGATGAAGAAAGCCTATCCACCGAAAGTGGTGCTGAAGGCAGAAAAGCCAAGGAAAACCCGCAAGCCAAGGGCGAAGAAATCCATGTCTGCTGACATTGTTTCAGGTCAGGCAGTAGTAGAAGGCTTTGCGAGCAATTCATAATCACCGGGGCAGCGACCCTGCCCCTGTGGAAACCATAAGAAAGGCAGACATGGTAACGATAGATGACAAAATCAATGAATGTATAATCAAGCATGATGAAAGGAAGTCAAATACACTTCCCCAATATCTCATTGTGAGTGAAAACACCTATAACAATTTACTTGCCTTGGTTAATGACAGGATTATGAGTAATTACATGAAAGAAACCAACTCTGCCTTCTATGTAGGCAGGTCACCTGTGGTAAGCATCCATGTATACAGGAATCTGAAAATCGCCATCGTCCAAGACATCCAAGGTGAATTTATTGATGTAGCCTGACCGTGAAACACTTGTTTCACAACACTATGCAAAAAACACTTGACAAACAAAAAAAACCACCTTACCTTGAAGGGCGGACGGGTGGGTCAAGACCCAAGAAAGATAGTCCCATCATAGACTTATAACAAAAAAAACAATCCCCTACCAACTGGCGTTAGCCAGTTAGCCAAATACGGTTTCTATGTATTTGGCTCACCCAATAACTAATCTATTCAATAAGTAACTCTCCATTAAGAAAATCTCTCAAATTAAAAGCCCCAAACTCCATCTAAACCACAAAATGAATAATTATACAAAAAAATGAATAATTATACATTCTGTCTGTGTAAGCCATACCCCCCTTATGCCTAAAAAACTATACATTTTTGTGTAAGATATATCCCCAGACCCCCCTGCCCTACCCTACCCACTGACCGGGTTGCCCGGACTTTGGCATGGGACTTGCATCACACAAAAACTATGCCATAAATAGTTTGGCATGCAACTTGCTACAGTCAAAGTCTATGCCAATCTATTCAATTGCATAAATATACAAAATAAAGTTTAAATATCTCATCTTTGGCATGGTTTTTGCTAATATATCCAAAACTAATTTATTTAACTTAAAAAAAGTCTATCAAATTATAAAAAGGATAAAAAGGAAGATAAAAAAAGCAAGGTAAGCTATACCTTGCTTTGTAAAGTTATAATAAATAAGTAAGTTACTTAATCGGCTTGAAAGTTGAAATAAAACCTTGGTCTATGTTGAAAGATTAAAGTTCCTTTTACTTTGTCGGACTTCCTTTCAACTATGACAAAAGGTGCAAGAAAAGAAAGGACTTTAAAGTCGTTTTGAAGTTCTAAAGTATCATAAACTTTGTCATATAGCTTTAAAAGTTCTTCCCTTGACTTTGCATTAGAATTTATATCGTCTACTAATAAACTTCTTATAAATTCAGTTCTATCTTCCATGGTCTACCTTTCTATTTAATTAGTTCTACTAAAATTAAATTATTATAAACTATTAAAAGGACTTTGATAAAATAATAAATAATAATAAGACTAATAAAGAATAGAATAAGTTCTATAAGTTTATTCATTACCTTAACTTCCTTTCTTAAAAGTCAACTTTGATAATTTTAGTAAGTTTTGAGTATCGAATAAAAACTTGTCCGGACTTGAAAAGCTTTATTAAGTCCGTTAAATTAGTGTAACTTCCACTATAAGAAGTAAACAAAGTTGCAACTTGGAAGTCCTTCCCTTCCTTAAAGTCCTTTAAAACTTCTTTTTTGCTTTTATAGTCCCTTCCATAAGCCGGGACTAAAGTCAACTTTTCCATGGTCTACCTTCCTTTCTTTTAATTATTAGGGACAAGCTTTAATAAATTAGAAAAGTCCCTTGTAAATTTATCCACAACTTCGGCTTGACTTTTCCAAATTTCAAAGCTTAATTTATCGCTAAATTTGTCAATTGAAATTTCAGCTTTTCCGTTCAAAACTTCCACAAGGCAACATAAAACTGTCAAAAGAGAACTTTGGTCTATAAGCTTTTCAAGTTGCAATTCTATAAACTTGTTTTGTTCCATGGTCTACCTTCCTTTCTTTAGTGTTTGATATAGTTTATGTTTAGGACTTTTTTTGAAAAACAAGCTTTACAACTTCCACAAGTTCCGAAGTCCGAAGTTCTTCGGCTTTTCCTATAAGCCGGACAAGTTATAAAACCTTTCTTACCTTGCTTTTCCTTGTCCAAGTTTACCGAAGAAAAGGTTACTTTGTCTTTCAAAAAAACTGAATTATTAAACTTTATAGAATTGATAAAATAATTAGAAAGTCTAATATTCAAGTTTTCCGGAAAAGTCCCAAAAGTTTCAAGATACTTATTAATAAATTTAACTTCTTTAGTTGAAAGCCAAAAGTTGACTTTTTCGCAACTATAAGCAACTTTAGCAAAGCTTACCAAGTTTTCAAAGCTTTGCAAGTCACCATTGGCAAAAAATCTAAAATATTC